TTCCAAGTCAGATGTTGAAACCAAGTCCGGGATCCAACCCTTTTTGGATAAAATCAAATATACAGTTTCCCAACCTTCTTCTGGGTCACCTTCAGTGTTAATTCCTCCCAAGCCAATCAAACGATTAGCCGGGATGTTTTGTGTTACTTTTGCTTCAAACGTAGTCATTATCCTTCAACACCTCCGCCGCCATTAGGTGTCCAATCTTTGTCAATAACTGTATTAAACCATTCGTCAAAAATCGTTTTATCCGTTACAGATTCGTCTCCGTCCCAAAGTTTAAATTTCTCTTCGCCATCATTTAAACGTGGCACAGCTTCACCGGTTAAATTAGGTGTCTGGTAAGTAGGTGTCTCTTGTAATGTTTCCTTGTTTTCCTCTGCAGGAGCAAGTTTCACTCGATATACCCAAAAGTACTCATAACCTCCACGAGCAGATAAAGCACGTCCGCCGATGGCAATGTATGGCGGATCATCATTTACGTTGTCACTAATCCCACCGTTTGGATGAATAGTTTTTCCTAACACATCCGCTTCAACTTCTTTTTCTAAATAAGCTGTATTCACCGCTACTGTAATCGGACCTTTTGCAGAGTCACTAAATAACACACCATCATCCGCACGTAAATTTCCGCGGTTTATAGTTGGCTGTAAGTTTAACGCCATTGCGGGTCCAAATGGTTTTACCTCACTATATGTTGTTGTTGTATCATTTTCTTCCGTAATAATTGCATAATGCAAATCTTTTAATCCTTTAATAGCCATTAATATTCCTCCCCTATATATGGTTCATAATTAAATCTAATAATCTTACGATACTTCTTCATATCCTCGTCATACGTTTCAGATTCAAACATACGTCCGAATCCTGCCTGTTTCATACGTTTTTTAACGTCTTTTACAAGTTGAAGATAGTTACCACTTGAAAATATATCCACTTGAAAAAAGTGCTTTGTCAGCAACTCATCATCATCCGCATTCATTCTTGGAGCTTGGTTGTATTCTAAAAATACAATGTACGTTTCTGCTGTCTGATTGTAGTTTGCTTGTGCGACCGGGACACCTAAAGGGGTTAATGTGTCACGTATTAATCTATTTAAATTCACGACATGCCCAGCCCCCTTTGGAACACTTTTACATATTCGTCTAATATTTGACCTTTACTATTCTCGTAAACCGGTGAAGCAAATGGTCTAGGGGCAATGAATCTCTGCGCCCAAACATTCCAATAACCAAACTCATGCATATATAAATAAAATCCTGGTTGTTTTTTACCACCTTGAGTACCGACAAATAATTCACGGTTCACCGGATCAGTTCGAACGATAGCCTCTTGTGCTTCTCCACTCAACCTGTTTAATCCGTGTGAATAAACTTCCGCTTTCATTCGATCTTTTAAATAATCGCCACCAGCAATTAATGCTTCATCTTTTAATTCTTCTGTTAGATTTTCGATTCGGTCAATTTCATCAATTAATTCATCAAGCCCTTCAAACTCAAGCATGGTTATCACTATCCCTGTGTATGATTAATTCAGTAAATTCACCTTTTTCATACGTGCGATAAACCTTATAATCATCATCATTGTATTTTAGAGTTTCTTCACCCTTGTATTCAGTAGATCGCACTTCAAACATATAAGAAAGTGTTACTCCATTTTGCTTAGCTGCATGGAATTCCTGTGAACGAACTGATTTTTTATTAGCAAAAACCTTTCTAGGATCACCAGGAACTATCGCTTCAAACCCATCATCATCTAAACCTTTTTCAAGTCCAATTAAATAAAGGGTATCACTCCAATTTGCCATTGTAATCACCAGCCAATGAAAGGTGTTGTTTTAGCATAATGTAAGAGTCTTGGAATCTGTCAGCGTTAGGGTTGTCTAATCCATAATTAGCTTTAGCGTAAATAATAATTGCTCGTTTGATGAGTGGATCATTATCATTTTTTGCTTTTTCTTCTGATACTCCTGATATTATTAAATCCATTCGTGCACTCTCGATTAAATCATTTATATCCTCAATGATTAAGGGGTCATTGGAAGTTACTCGCAATGCCCCTTTTACTGATTCAATCATTATCCTTCAACTCCGCCGCTTCCCCCGTTACTTTTTAACAGCGCAAATGCTTTTGATTCGTAAACATCGCCATCAACAATTTCATAAGCAACATAATCAGTTTCACGCGGCTTTGCATGATCTTCAGTGACTAGTTTCATAGCTTCATTTGTATTTAAAATATAACCACGATCAGCATTACCTAACAAGATTTCTCCATCAAGTAAAGAACCATCGGCTTTTACTGTATACCCGAACATGCGACCTACCCCGCCAGTAGTTACATCAGGGATAAATAATGGACGTCCAATGTCATCTTTTAAGTTAGCTAATGTATTCCAAATGGTGCTGTTATTCGCGTAAATAGCGACTCCATTTAATAATGACGAATGAATCTTAGAAATTGCATTAGTGATATTTTCATAAGCTAAGTCAGCATATTCAATTACTTGTGGAGTGTCTGTTTCTCCTTCTAGTACAGTAACAATCCCTTTAGGTTGGTTGTTTCCTGTTCCATGAGAAACTGCTGTAGCTTTAGCTATTCCCATACGACTTGCAATTTCACGTTGGATAAACGGAATAAATTCAGAAACTGCCATTGATTTCATTTTCCAAGATACAGTAACAGCTTTCGCAAGTTCATGACCTGTTAAAGTGAATTGATTGAATTTATTTTCTTCATCTGCTACTTTCACATCTTCTGTGTACCAATCAGCATCTCCTGCAACAATACTTTCATGGCGGTTCATTGTTAAATTGCCTTTTACGTTGAATTTACGTACATCAGCTAGTAATGGATATTGTTCCTCCATTAGTGCTTCAATTCCTGCAACTACTGTCTCTGGAATTAATGTTGGTGTATTTACAGTTGTGTGAGTGAATTCATTTGAAAGATTGTTTATTTTAGCAAATACATTTCTTTCATCAGTTGTCATATCTTGACCCATTAAGTTTTTAGCCCAAGCGTTTTCGTAAAGGGTAGCTTCATCTTTTACGTTTTCTTTAATTTCTCCCACAATCTCACCCCCTGCAATGTTTTCAGTTTTGTTTTCAATGTTAGTTGCTACTTGATTATCTTTTAATGCATTAAGATTAGCATTTGCAACTTTGATTTCTTCCCACTTATTATCCAAATCCTTAACTTCTTGCATTTTAGATTCGGATTCTTCCAGTTTACCTTCTCCGATAAGTGCTTCGGCCGCATTCATTAATTCCTCACGTTGTTTTAAATACTGTTCAAAATTCATTCTGCATGTCTCCTTTTAATTTTAATAAATTTAATTTTGCCATTAAAAAATCCGACTTATTATTAGTCGGTTGTTCTTCTTTCTCTATTAGAATTTCAGATAACTTTTTAACCACTGCTTGCGGTAAAAGTCCACCTCCGAAACTAGCCGCTACTTGAATTTGATTTTCAAACATGATCTCGTCAATTAATTTATTTTCTAGTGCTTGATGTGCCGTGAACCACGTTTCTTTATCCATTAATTCAAGTAATTCCTTATCTTCCATACCGCTTTTAATCTTATAAGCATTTACTGCTGTTTGGTTAGCGTTTTTCAACAAATTAGTTGCACTCTCCATGTCGCGATAATCTCCTTCAGTTACGACTGTAGCGTTGTGGATCATCATTTGACTTGTTGGACTCATTAGAATCTTATCACCAGCCATAGCAATGACAGATGCAGCACTAGCGGCAACGCCAGTAATTTTAACAGTGATATTTTGGGGATGTTCTTTTAATAAGGTGTAAATTTCAGATCCGTGAAATAATGATCCGCCACCACTGTTTATTTCAACAGTTACATCACCTTCAATTTCACTTAATTGCTGTTCTACCCTTCGTGGACTGGTTGCATCCCACTCTAACCAATCATATATACGTTGGTAATCGTTAGGGATTATTACACCACTAATTTTAATTTTTGACATTTATTCACCACCTTTCGAATCTCTTTCATTTACCTTAGCTGTATCTAACCTCATAACGAATTCGTCACCACCTTCATATGGCGGTCTACCTAAAATTTCTCTTACTTCATTAGGTGTTAAAATTGCTCTATCTACATAATCAACTAACTTTAGTTTGGTATCCATACTTGCAAAAGTTAGGTTACTAGATTCAAAAATAATCTTATTACCGTAGCCCCTTTCACGTCTTGTGAAAATTTTTCTCGTGTATTCATTGCTTAGTTGTATTAAGTCTGGTTCGATAGCACTTTCATAGTAACTTATCCATTCATTTTCATTGTATTTTGCTTGTACAATCTTTTCGTTGGTGTTAAAAAACGAATAGATTCTTTGCACTGTTTTATCCATCTGCTTTTCATTAGGAACATAATCTTTAGGCTCAACTTGTTTAGCATCTGCTTTTGCATCAGTTGCGGCAACGCCTATTGAATCACCTTCAACATCTAAATAATCTTCTACAAATCGTTTGGCATTTTCTTTCAAATCTTCAGGACGTAATGTTTGTTTAAACATTAGTAACCACTTAACAATGTTAGAATTTTTAATCGCTTTAACTATTCCTTGGTCTGTAGTATTTACGATTTCCATAAGTGGCGTTAATGCTTCTGCGTTCGAATCACCGAATATATCATTTTCATTAAAATCTTTACGTAAATGAATAACGTCACTATATTTGAAAGTTACCTCGTTCCCATTCAGTAAATTAAATCGTAAATATAATTGGCCGTTTTTGGTAACCGCTTCGGTAGCAATTGCAGTTATTGGATAAATCTCCATCGGCAAACCATTTGGATCCCTATTAATATAAGCAAATGCATTATTGTTTAATTCTAATTGTGTAGCTAACTTTTCCTGTAATTGTTGACCCGTCATGTATGGATTAGGTTCTTCTAACAAGAAACGTAAATAAGGCTCCGGATTAACAGATGTTCCTTCAACGCTTTTTCTAATATGTTTAGCTACCGCTTTTCCGATTGCTCTAGCTTTCGGACGGATTGCAGATCGAACTATATCCGATTGATATAACTTCCCGTTCCACGAATAATAACCACCCCCCCGATCGGCTATTATTTTTGCTTTTGACATTACTTTACCGCGACTAAATCTATTTTTTAATTTATTCCAAACGCCCAATTAATCACCCCCTTAAATCATTGCTTTATATTCGTCATAATGTCTTTCAAGTGCCACATAAGCATCTAATAAACTTGCAAATCCATCTATTCGTTTCTTTTGATTAGTTCCTTTAATCGGTTGTATATTTCCGTTTTTATCTTCTTCGTAAGAAACATTAGACAAATTCCATTTTAAAATTGGATTATTATTATAAATTACCTTTTTTGCTTCCAAGTCAGCTCCTAAAGATTTCATAGGACTAGATAATGTTTTCTTTCCTTGTATGACAGCT